TTTTTATTCATATAAAGTGTTTTAGTTATAAATATCTAGTAAAACAAAAATACCTAGACGTTTATCTAGGTATTTAATTATGTTGTAGGTATATCACCAGATTTCATTTTATTTTTAAGTGATTCACCAGTTATTCTAGTTGACCTTTGACCTTTAGAACCTTTTGCTCTATTTTGAGTTTCTTCTCTAAATTTCTCAGCTTCTTCTTCTTTGTCTCTAATATCTTTTGTTAACATTCCTAAAAAGAAACGTCTTTCATGTGTAGGCATAGTTAAAATATCTGAATAACTCATACCTTTTAAATGTTGAGTACAAAGATAAATTTCTTCTAGTAACGGTGCTTTATAGTCTGAAGTTAGGCCAAAAAAAGCTGACGTTAAGAGGAAGAAAGGTCGCAATCGACCCACCTCCAGGGGTCGTCACTTCGATATTTAAGTCGATGCCACTTTCTATTTTTTCAATATATTCATTCAATGCTCTTGCATCTGCAATTCTCATAGAATTTGCAAAATCTCTAACATAAGATTTATCTCTATTTCCATTAACTTCAACAAGTTGTTTCTCCATTTTATAAGTTGATGTACTATTTAATGGTGAATTATTAGCTTTATCTTTTTCAACCATTGTTTCTATATCATCAACATCACCAACAGTTAACATTCTAAATTTAATTTCCATTTTTGAAATTGGTAATTTAAAATCAAAATAACCATCTTCATTTGGTTCAGCACCTAATTCGATATTTTTTAATTCATTCAAATTAATTTCAGTATCGAATGGTTGATTTAATTCGTCTAAAATAGTTACTGGATACATTTCACCATAACCAGTTGCTCTTAACCAAATCATAATAGCATTTCTATCACCAACAGTTAAATCTTTATATCTTAAATCTGGTTCAAGAATTTTTCTATTGATAAGAATTTCTAAAAACTCACCACTTTCTAATAAGTTTGGACTAGTAAGAATATTCTCATCAGCAGTAGTCATATAAGCCAATCTAATGTTAGCTTTTTTGTTTCTATATAATTTTCCTTTAGAAGGTAACGGAATTACATCAAATGGTGCGTTATAATTAGGTTGACTCAATTCATAAATATAAGGATTTATATTAGAAGGGTTTTGACCATAATCCATAGTGTTATTCACTGGTGGTTTAGACGGAGGTGTTGGTGGTACATAATTGAAGTTGTTGTTATTTTGTGCACCTTGTACATTTTCATTCATATTATATGTTTCGTTAGGAGTATATAACCCAGTATTTGTATCTGGATTTTGATTATTTCTAGCAGAAGCTAAATTAGCTTGTTGTTGATATCTTTGAATATTTTCTTCATTTATTCTCATTTGTTCATCACGAGCTCTAATTTGTTCAGACTCTTTGTTTGTTGAGTTTTGAGTAACAATTCTATTTGTTTGTTTTTCAGCTAATGATTGGTCTTGTACCATACTACCTTGTTCCACATTACTTAATTGTTGTTGAGTTCTATTTCTCATCATTTCAACAGCATTTGCATGTCCATTAACGTTGTAGTTTTCTGGTGCTTCATTTTGTGATGGTGGTGGAGTTTTTGATTGTTCGTAAATATAATTTGTAACTTGTTTTTTCTCAGCTTCAAATTTTGCTATTCTTTGTTCTTCAGTTTGAGGAACAGTTGTTTCTTGTTTAGGGAATACTTGGGGTTTTTTATCCATATTAAAACTTATTTTTAATTGTTATAACTTTAAAAATAAATATAGATGAATAAGTTTTTTTGTAAATAGAAATAGTATAAAATAAAAAAACCACTAGTTAAAGTGGTTTTTAATATTATTTATTGAAAAAAGGATTTTCTGGTGTATCTAACATATCTCGATTGTTTTCCATGTATTGAAGTCTAAATCTTAATATTTTAGCTTCATCTTCAGAACCTTTATCTATTGCGTTTCTTAACATCTTTTGATTTTCAATCATAGCAGCATCAAAATCTTTAAAGTGTTGAATCATATTCCAACAAATTTGTTTTTGTTCTTGAGCTGAAGTGTTATATATATCCCAAAAATCATCACCTATTTCTTCTTCTTCTGTCATAGGTTTAGTATATTCTTTACCAAATTCATCTTTGTATTTAGAATTTCTACTAAATCTTTGATTGAACGCTGTAAGTATCACTTCCCAGTTATGATTAGCTACAGCTTTGTCAGCTATATTAATACCAATATAAGGGGCAACTATATCTGATATTTGTGAAATTATATTATCTAGTAATTGCGGATTAGATTCTAAATCCATTTCATTAAAATCTTCTTTAACTGTCATCTGGTCACCACCAAGACTTATCGGTGCTACATCAACATCATTGAATGATTCTGTTATAATTCCTTTTGATTGTAAATATCTTTGTTCTGATAGTAAATTAACCTTTAAAAAATTTTTCTTTTTATCTGATTTTCTCATATTTTATTTTTATTTATAAATACCTATTAAAAACAAAAAAACCTAGAATAATCTAGGTTTATTGTAAATAATTTATAATATCAGAACAACAATATTGCTCTATCAAATCTAAGTGTTGCAGTAATCTCAGCGATACCGTCATCGTCCATTGATAAGTCACCGAATCCAACGTTTGTTAACATAGTTCCATCTAACAACCATTTTTCGATAACAACACCAGTTGGGTCAAGTAATTCTAATTCTACTGGACGTTTGTAACCAGCAGCATAACCTTGACGACCAGTAATAGACTCAGAGTGTAAACGAACCCATTCCATGATTGCTTGTGCAGCAGAAGGTCCAATTGGGTCACGGAAAACAACATCGATTGATTCCCATGTAAATCTACCGATTACCCATGTAGATGTGTTAAGGAAAGGAATCTCAACTTCATTTTGTGTGATTGAAGGTCTCGAAGCAGAAGATAACCACCATTGTTGGATACCTAAATCTGCTGGGAATGTAATTAACCAACGATTCTTTTTCTTAGGCTCGTAAGGTAGGGGCATTTTCATCAATAAATCAGCCATATTCTTTTGTTTTTAGTTTTTGTTCTTATTTAATTATAAATATTATAAGAATTATTTTTTTTATTAAAAAAGTTTTATTCTTTACTATAAATATGAAGAAATTGAAAATAAGTTTGATTTTGTTTATTTTTTTAGTACATTTGTATTTAAAATCTTTTTTATGAGAAAATTAAATATAACACAAGAAAAACTTTTATCGGAATATACCAAATCAATGGACCATTTAATCGATGAATGTGATTGGATAACACATATTTCTGGTGAAATGGTTTGTGGAATCATCGTTGGTGTAATCATAAAAAAGAAAATAAACGTATCAATTTCTAGTGAAGAATTATATAAATTATATGATACCCATGTTGAAAGTTTAAATTTACCAGATGGTGAATGGCAAGAAAAATACGGTATTCCAGAAATAATCGAAATAATCTATACTATCTTAGAAACTATTGCTGAATAATTATTTATCTTTTAATATTTTATTTACCAAACTAAAATTATCCATAGTATAACCCAAATCATTCTCTTTAGAATATTTATTGAAATTACTTGAAATAGAATCAGCTTTGTATAACATATTTGGTTCAACTAATCCTTTTGAAATCAAGTCATCAATTAATTCTTGTCTTTTGCTGGTATTTTCTAATGAATTTTTTATCATTTTCATTGTATCTTTATTTTTAACAGCATTATCAGCAATAGTTGAATTAAAACCTTTAATATTTAAACCCATCAATTTAGCGATACCCAACAATATATCATTAGAATGGTTTAAACCTTTCTGTTCAGTTTCCATTAATATTCTAGATTTTTGCTCATGCAAAATAATTCTATCATATTGTTCGTTTGTTATCTTTAATCGTTTCATATCTATAAATATCTATAAAAACAAAAAAGCCCTCGTTTGAGGGCTTTAATGTTTAAATTTTAGTTATGATTATACATTGTCAAATGATGCACCAGTATTCATAATTACGAACTCTAATTGGATGAACTCTAATGCTCTTGTTGGTTTCAAGAATATTTGTCCAGTCAATTGATTTCTATCGATATCCTCTGGGTCATTTGATAAAACAACACGGAAATCAGTTAAACCTCTTTGAGCTCTAATGTTATCCAAGATTGGGTTAACAAGTGATAAGAATTGGTTTCTTACAACTGCATCATTTTGTTCGAATAACAATCTGATAGCAACAGCAGAAATAAGTTTTCTTGCTTGTAATAACAATCTTCTAACGTTGATTCTGTTAAGAGCAGTTTCTTTAACTTGAAGTGTTTTGTTACCCCAAATTTTGATACCGTCAGTTGTGAAAGTAGCGATTGGGTTAATCCTATTTTCGTATAAAACATCTCTTTCAGAAAGAGTAAGTTTTTTACGTGCTTGAATTGCATCAACGTTACCTCTTTGAACACCAGCAACTGCGAACCAAGGGAAAGAAATATTATCTGTGAACGCGATATTTCTTACAACGTCACGTGTAGGTGGCATGAAGATATAAACGTTATTTTCAGTATCATTTACTTGAATCCAAGGCCAGTAAGTACAAGAATAATTACTATCGTACATACCATCTAAGAAATCAGTTACGTCTTCAACAGTCATTACATCACCACCACCATCTAAATCTGGAGTTGTCATGATATACAATGAATCCGCTCTATCTTGCTCAACCATATCGATTGTTGCTTCAATTAAGTTTGTATTGTCCATGTTATCAATACCAGGTGTTGCAAATACGTTAATATTAACAGCTTCTGGGTTTTTAAATGTCCAAATAGCTTCTAAGTAAGCATAGTAATCAGAGTTAATACCTCTATCACCGTTAGAAAGAGTTCTATTAGTGAAAGCACCAGATGTTAAACCTTTAACACCACTTGTACCGTTTATTAAAAAACTATCTAAATTACTTCTTCTTGTTCTATAAACATCCCATCCATCAAAACCACCAAAAGGTGCGAATGTGAATTTACGAGCATATATTTTTTCATAATCAGTATTTAAAACACCAGTTTCAGTTCTAAATTGAGCGTTACCAGTGTTGAATAAAAATATTGGTGAATAAGTACCACCACTAGTATTAGTAGCAACAGTCACATTATCAATTGTAGCACTAGTAGCTGCGATATCCATATGGAAACCTTCAGTTAAACCAGTCCACATATTTGGAGTTGTTGTTTGAGGTACACCTTTGTAATCAAAGAAGTCAGCATCAATACCTACAGTTTCAGATAAACCTAAATAGAATTTACGTTTATTTTCCCAAGTACCGTATTCAGTTTTAAATGTTAAATTAGGTGTAACAACACTACTATTACTGTTTTTTTGGTAATCCCTAATTGGGAATCCAATAAATCCAGCTGGAAATGCAGTTGAAGTATCAGTTGTGTCATCTAATTCAGCTAATATATATTTAGATTTAGAAGGATAAACACCATCCAATGTACCAATTCTTCTAGCAATATAATTGTTAGATGTTGGGTCCATAGAACATTTAGAGAAAGATTCCAATACATTTGGTTGAACATCTGTATCATAATAAGCTCTAACTACAACGTCAAATTCTTTTGTGTCTAATTTAATATTTCTAATAGAAATTTTGAATTGTTCGTTTGCAGCATTACCATCAGAAATAGTCCAGAATCTGAATAATCTCAATACTTTAGTACCACGTAACTCAGATACAACATAAGGTGTAACAGCTGGTTGGTATTCTTTAAGGTAATCAGAGAATTCATTTGCATAGTTAATAACTACTTGTTTTACCCCTCTAATTTTGTTAGCGTTATTAAACGCTTCAAACATTTTACTAAAATATTCTTCAGCAAAAATTGCAGTGTTACCATCAGCAACTGTTCTACCTAAAGCTTTTGGTAAATAATTTTGTTTAGTTTTATCTAAAGATACTTGGTAATTGAAAATACCTTGAGTATTAGATGTTCCAGTCAACATGAAATTACCTACTGGGTTTGTAGCTGAATCAGAATCAACAAATGAAAGACCAGTTGAAGCACTAACTTCAAATGCTGGGAATTGTGTATCTAAATTGATACCACCTCTAGAACGTAATAACGCTACAAGAGTGTTTTCAACATCTGCATAACCAGAACCAGTGTAGTTCGTTGTCACACCAGTAGTTGTACCAGTAATAAAAGCACCAGTACCATCTAAACCTTTAGCTGTTAATATTAATGTTGTTGATACACCACTAAATACAGTACCAGTTTTTTTATAGGTAGCATCTATTGTAGTTGCACTTCCAGTACCACCAGTAACACCATATGATAATGTAAGTAATGAACCATCTAATGAACCATCATCAATAAGTGATTGGATAAGTGGGTCAGCACTAACCATTGTTACCATTGTATTTGCAGACGTAGCTGTAAATGAAATTAATGGGTTATAAGAAGTACCAGCAGTAGTAACAACAGTAGACGGGTCTAAAGCTGCATCCAATGTAATCCCCCAAGCTTTACCAGCATCATAACCAGAAAGTCCTAAAACTCTAGTTACAAATAATTGATTTGCTATAGACAAATATGAGCTAGCTATATAAGGTAATTCATATTTTGGAGCTCCATTTTCTTTTATTTTGGTAGCGTTTAAACCACCAAAAAATGATTTGAACTCACCGTAGTTACTTACAAATATAGGTTGGAACGCTGGACCGATTGTTGTCTCACCAACTAAACCTAATGTTGTAACCCCTACTTGACTTGTTATAAATGATAAGTCTTTTTCTGATGTATAAACCCCAGGACTTACGAATACTTTGTTTGGCATAGTTTTGTTTTTTGTTTTATGTTATTTACTTTATCGTTTTCTTTATTATAAATATTAGGTTTTTTTCAAAAAGAATAGCTTTAAAAAAGATATATTTTTTTTAGTATGAATTTTATCATACTTTTATCATACTAAACTAATATTTATAGTAAAACATACCATGAAAAGAGATAAAAACTTAAAAATAACTACAAAAACACATGAACTTCTTAAAAAGTATTGTGAAGAAAATGGTTTAAAAATGTTTGCTTTTGTTGAAAAGCTTATACGTGAAAAGTGTACACCTAAAAGAGGTATATATGATGAGGATTAGTTTTTCTGTATAGGTATTACAGTATTATTTTTATATACCATATTCTCAAATTCAACTTCATTAATTTCGGATAGTATATTATCTTGTGTTACACCATCATATTTAATACCGTAAATTAATTCACCCCATAATAAAGAATTCAAATCTCCAACTAAAAAATTTAGTTTATTAATATCGAAATTTTCAACATTAAATTCATAGGTTAATATATTTCCTTGTATATGTTTTATCGATAAAATATAATTTTTAAAGTCTAGAATATTAACACTAGTTTTTTCTTCATTAAAATCACTAACAACACTAGCATCACCATTAATAGTTAATAATATATTTGAGCCTTTTTTATATGTTGAGCCAAATAAATGAGAAATATCATTAACTTCAGACCAATTTTTATAATCTAATGTAAAATTTTCATTAAACAGTGGTATTATTTTACCACATTCAATTTGATGTGATAAAATATAATTACTTTGTAAATCAGTTATCTCACCAACAGTTAATTCAACACCATTTCCTATTATTTGTATTTTTATATTATCCATTTTAAATTATTTATACTATATGTAATTCTATTGATGGGAAACTAGTTCTAGTACCACCTTTGATTCTAGGATTGGTTGGGAAACCACCTTCACTATCTGTAGTGTTACTCCAAGCGATTAAATTGTTAACTGGACAAGCAGAACCAAATAAGTTAGTTGTTGTTCCACCAACAGCCACACCAATAACAATCCAACTACCACCACTAAAGGTTAAATTTTGACCAGATTCAGCAACTATTGA